AAACTTTACTTTCATTTATTGTTTGATGTTTCAATTAAACTTTTAAACTAACGAAACCTTTCAACGTAAACGAATGTTCATTGCTCTATCTGTCATACACTAAAGTTGACCATAAAGTTGCATGACCTTTAACGCTTACCTTAATAAGTGATGTCCTTTAATACGTGTATCCTTATTATGTAGGTCCATAAAGTGCATACAAAAAGACACGCTACAAAAGTAACGTGCCTAATATAATATAGTATTAAGTTTACATACCTACTGAGCAAAAAATTCACCGTTAAAGTTGCTAACCATTTTTCTTATACTACTAATTTATCTTATTGACACCCCGCACTTCTAGTATGTCGAAAGTGCGCTTTAGTCAAAACTCACCCAACCAATTCTTTTAGCTGTTTCTCTCATCAGTTGATTACGCATACGAAGTGTAGCATCTCTACTGATTACTTTGTTATCTTTTCTTGCCTTTGTTAACTCATGTGCAATGTCTGGCCATTCATATACTGTTAAGTCTTTTTCCCAATATCTATAATCAACTATAAGCTTTTGTTCCTGTGTAGCATTATTATATACATCTTCAATAGCTTGTATAATTGCTTGTAAGTTATTATACTTCAAGTCACTGTGTAACTTAGTAACTTCATTCTCTACTGGACTTGATGGCAAGTTACTTTTGCCTCCACCAGTATTTGTATCTTGAGGCTGATATAATAGTTCGTACCGTCTATATAATAACTGTCCTTTCATATCTTCATAATTACGAAAGAACTGTTCTAACTTTGGTATGTCTTCTTTACCTAGACTCATAAGAAACCTCCGATACTTATTTTCTATTATCTTTAAAATATTTAATCTGCTTATTCAATAATTCATTAAGTTGTTTATGCTCGCTTAGTTTAATTCTCAATCCAGTTTGAACAAATAATGATATTAAGAGTGCAATAGCTAATATAATCGAAATGATAATCCACATTTAAAGTTCATCGTCCTTTCGTATATAATTTTCTATATCTATTTAATCTTTCTTTTCATAAAAATCTTTAGGTACTTTAACACTATCATATGAAGTAAACTTATAATATACTTCTCTTCCAATCCATTTACCTAGTTCATACACAGCGATAGTAAACCATATTCTCATTATTCTCTTAATCATTTTATCGACTCCTTTAAAATTACAATTTTGTAAGATTAAGAAAAACTCCTATAAATCTTAAAAATATTGCGTTATATTTGCAGTATAAATTTGGAGGTGTAGCTATGGACAAATCAGCAAATAATATTCTTTCTTCATTTTGTTATTTCAGTGTGTTTTTTGCACCATTTATCTTTCCAATCATAGTTTGGATATTGGCAAGTGGAGATACTTCAAGACATGCTGGAAAAGCTTTACTTTACCATATTTTGCCAATCATCTTTTTCATCGTATCAGGTCTAATCCTTTCTGCATATAGCTACGATCACAATAATATAACGCTGACAATAGGTCTGATAACAGGCTTCCTTACATTTTACTATATAATTAAAAATTTATATTTAGGAATAAAATTACTTTTCGCATAAAAATAAAAAGTCTTTATAGGCTTTTTATTTTTCTTTTTTAATTATTAGTTTATTGCATTTCTCACCCCACTTTTTCATTACTCTTTGCGAAGTATTCTTTTAACCTCTTCTAATATGTCTTTATTCTCCTGTGCTTCCATAAGCACCTCTATCACTTTCGTTTTCAAACCAATCCACCTGTTTAGGTTTAGGATATACAACGGGCGCTATAACTAATTGTGCAATTCGAGTGCCTTTTTCTACTGTGATAGTTTCATCACCAATATTGTCTGTAATAACACCAATTTCTTTATTGAACGTGTAATCTATAGTCCCAAAGTTAACGCGCAATTTAGTTTTTAATGTTTTACCAGATCGTGGTCTCACCTGTGCTTCATAACCAAAAGGTAAATCAATTGCTATATCAGTTTTAACCACTTTAGTTGTGTTTGCAGGTATATGAATCGTTTCTGATACATAAAGGTCTAATCCGCTATCTGTAGGGTTTACTCTTTTAGGAATTGTCGCGTTCACTGATAATAATTTAATCTCTAAGTACTTCATTCTTATTCTCCTATTCTGATATAATTAACTTATATAAAGATAAGGTGGTCTTAGCTTTGAACATTTCAATGTTTTTGAAGTTGCGTACCTGTGTAAGAGAAGGCAGTGTTAAAATGCCATCTGACTATAAGTACTTTGAATATATGCTATCCAAAAATTGGATTGTTCCAACGATTGTCTACTATAATACTGACTTAAATGAAGATACTCCTTTAATGACTCCAAAATATAGTGCCTATGTTGAAGCAACAAGAGAAGGAGAAGAAAAGTATTATTCAGTAAAAGACTTTTGGATTAAATGGATACTAATTTTCATCTTCTCTTTTTTTGGAACATGCGCAGTTATTACTGGAATATTAATAAAAGTGTTATAGTAATAGATAATCAGAATTCATCTCAAGCACTCCCTATTTGTTTTTATATCTTCTCTTTTAACTTTCATTTTTACTTTACTAGATGTCATACCAACTATGAATCCTTTGACACCCAAATTTCTCAATTCATGTTGTACCTCTGTAGGTGTTTTACCCTTAGTTTGGTACTTGTATGTCTGATTAATTGTGTCAGATAGTTCTATTGAGTTATCTGCCATTCTCTAGAGCTCCAACAAATCTCTTAGCATATTCTTCAAATTTCTTTTGATCTTGAATATCATTTTCTTTTCTCCCTGTTCTAAGTGAATATCTCATCTGGGTGAATTTCATCGCACCTCTAAATTCCTCTTCAGTGAATTGTTGACGGCAAAATTCGATTAAGTCTATACCTTTCTCACTATTATAATGTGACGGGTGGTTAACCTTATCATCTAACGTTTTTTTAGTTTCTTCATTCCTATTAGGTAATGAGTAAAAATCATAACAATCATCAATAGTCCAAGTTCTCCCGTCAATTGCTTCTACATCAGCAACCCATTTATCTATATCAAGACTTAACTGAACTAAACGATAAACATTTTTTATTTGCACTGTAATTTCAACACTGTTAAATTCTTGGATTCTGATTCTATCGTCTATAATCAAATCTTTAATACTCATGATCTAACCACCCTTTTTGGAAAAATATCGTACTTCATAAGGTGTACACACCATACTCTTCTAGGATGTACTTGTGGCACTTCAAATAAGTGCGGTTTCTTGCGTTTCAACTCCTGTAATCTGCGTTGCTCCATTCTCTCTTTATAACTTGTGATTTCGTCCTCTTTAGGTTTCAAACTATCCCACTCACTACGTCTTACTCCAATAGATGCTTCTATTGCATCTTCAAACTTCCAACCAGAAGCCAATCTTTGTCTTAAGATATCTGAATTGATATCTGCTTCTTTCATTTTCTCTACTACATCTGGTGTAATAGAGAAGTATTTATTTTTAACTCTCATTTTTGTCGCTTCCATTTAATTCAACTCCCATCCAGTTTCATCTATATCTACTCTCACAAATTCTGCTTCTGACAAAAACTTGTCTTTATTATCGTGGTATAACTTGTTATAGAATTCTTCCTCTTCATACATATCGCTTACTCTGTTGACTTCAACAGGAACTTTTATTTTCATATCAACTTTCGCTTTAATTTCTATTGTCCCTTTGTACATTCACTCCACTTCCTCTACATTCATGATTATTTTTGGTTCTTCTGCATATTGCTTAAAGCTTTCAATGTGTGCAATTTGGTTATCATCTTTCCATAAGTGATCGTTAGCAGCGTCTAGCACTGTTTTGATTAAATTGTCTATATCTGGTTTCGTACGTTTGTATTGACCTATCGATATTAACTTTTGATTCTTTGCCCAACTCTTAGGTGGTGCGAAGTAAAAATATATTGATACTTTCAATCTACTGTTCAACATCTTTTTAGGTAATTGACTCTGTATATATGCTTTATGCTTCGTATAAGACGTTGGCATGTATGTTTGAATGAATTTACCTGCATTTCTAAAACGTGGACGAGGAGAGCCAATAGGTTCCTTATACGTATCATTGAAATTAATCTCTATTTCCATAACTCACCTCAAAATAATAATTCGTTAATTGTCATTTGTTGTTGCAGTTCTTCTTTTCTGAACAACTTGTGTTTACGTTTGAGTTTTTCTAGTTCATCTTTCGTTACCGTTCCTGAAAATGTGTTTCTAAAGTGTATCCCTGCATAGTTACCTAATTTATAAGTATCTTCTCCTAACGGCGTTACACTACACATCTCCCAACCGTCAATTTGATACAACATGTATTGCTTTTTAAGTCCGTCGATAAGTCCCATTAGGACACCTCCGTTATTGCCTGTCTGTTGCCTTTTTCTTCCAATTTGTCATTGATTAACTTGATGAGTGCAGCTTGATTCTCACTGCACCAATCAATCATTTTTTGAGCATACACATCGGAACACTCAAGTATTTGCATAACATTCTCTTTCGTTACCATGCGTCACGCTCCCTGTAATCATCTCCTAGTACCTTTACAGTCCTAGCGTTATGTTTCATTCTTGAATTGATCCGTTGCCAATTCATATTTTGATTGAGTTCTTTATCACTAAAATTTGTAGTGAAAATATTATTCTTTCCAACTCTGTTATCTACAATGCTGAATAGTTTATTCAATGTGTGTTCAGTGTTTTCTACACCTATATCGTCGAGTACTAACAAATCTATGTTGCTTAGCAGTTGTACAAGTTCATCTGTTGTTTCTGCAGCGTTCTTGTTGTATGTCGCTTTAATACGCTCCATTAACATTGGAATGTGCATAAAAGCCACTGAATATCCTTCGTTTTTAATTGCTTTAGCTATGGCATACGCTATATGGCTTTTTCCGGTACCGTATGAGCCTTGTAAGATTAAAGACTTAGGTTTATCTACAGAAAAGGTTTTAACGTACTCTATAGCTGTTTTTTTGGCGTATATTTGTTTTTCGTTTTGGGGTTTGTAATTGTTTACTGTTGCATCTCTTAGCGAACCATTTACAGTAGATTGATTGAAGATATTATTTATATATTTTTGCTTACGTTTCTTCTCTGCTTCTTTACCAGCTTGTATCATTGAACAGTCACAACCATGTCTGAACTCGTGACCGTTACTAAATTTGTAATAGTCGTAGGTGTTACCACATTTATTACATTTAAGGTTGCGCTGTTCTTCTACAATGTTTTGGCTAGGTTTGATATTTCTAGCAAGACTTTCCATAGATTGCATTTCATCACTCCTAATCCCAATAGCTAAGATCGTATTTCATTCTTTCTAGTTGATCCATTCCACTCGGTTGAGTTTTTTGATTTAGATAACCTTCAAATTTAGTACCGAATAACGTTTCAGGTCGAAGGTACTTATCACTGTCTGTGTTTAACCACTCATCAGTTTTGACATCAATTACCTTTTTAAAATCGTCCAATCTAAAATCTTGGTTCCATCTTGCTTCAATAAACTTTCTTGTTTTAGCTGTTTTATGCTTGAAGTTTTTACCAGTTTTCTCATTAAGGTAATCAACAATTTCTTTATAAGGTATTCGAGACACAGTCGGGTTGCCCGACAATATATTATTGTTAGTAGTCTCTGTAGTAATGTCTGTGTAGTCTCTGGTATTGGTTGTATCATTTTGATACACTCCATCGTTTCTTTTTGATACGCTCGTCGTATCATTTTGATACGATGGTCGTTTCACATCCTCTAACTTTCCATAATTAATGCTGTACCATTTTGTTTTATCGAATTTAGCTTTGTTGTAGTTACCTACATGCAATAAATCTTGTTTTTCTAAACTATATACAGCACGCTTAATTGTCATCACAGACCAAAAAGGGAAGTGTTTTTGCCATTCAGAAAATGAATTGTATATCCAGCGTCTACCATCGTAGTTATGATTGCTTTTCTTTAACCAATAGTGCATTTGTTGTAATACAATTGCTTCATTAAGTCCTATCTCAGTAGCTAACTTTGGTAAAACTAATATAGGATAATCATCAATCAATAAGTTGTTCATCTACTCAACTCCTTTTTGATATAATATTTTCGAGGTGATAAAAATGAATTGGATTTCTTTAATTGCGTTAATAGTTTCAATAATTTCTTTATGTTTAACTGCTTATAAATACTGGCGTGACTACAAAGAAAATCAATTAAATATTTCAGTAGATTTAAAAAATCATTTTGTTTCTGGCGAAAGAAATGTATTTGAACTGAATGTAGTAAATGAAACTAAAAACCCAGTTTCTATTACTAAAATAGTTTTAATAGACGAAAATAAAGGCGTAAAATTCGAGTGTATTCAAAACAAAGTGTTATTAACTAAAGGTAAACATATTAGAAATGAAAGCAGTTTGTTACCAATTAATTTAAACGCTTATGCTTCTCATAA